ATATACATTATTGTATGAATACTATCGTAATACAGTGTCACTGATTGATGCTCAGGATGTACCTTCAATACCAGAGATGTTTAGAAACGTAATTAATGAAGGTACGATGTATTACTGTTATATGTTCAGAAGTAATGAGCAAGCTGCCACACTAGCAGATGCTAGATTTAAGAATGGTATTAAGAATATGACTACCTTACTAATTAATCGTTTTGATTATGTAAGGTCTACCATGATCCCTTCCAATAAGCATGTTATTGCTGGAGCTAGACTAGCAAATGGCTGATAAATGGCAGACATACCCCTTTGAATTTAAGGGTGGTTTAATCTCTAATTTATCTCCTTTGCAGCATGGTGTTATTGCACCTGGATCTGCAAGGGTACTACGCAACTTTGAACCTTCCATTGAAGGTGGGTATCGTAGAATCTTAGGCTACGATAAATATAGTTCAAGTAAAGTACCTTTATATGGACAGCCTAAAGTACATGGAAGTGGGCAGTCAGGTACGACATTAATACTTGGTAATATTTATACTGCCCCCACTGTAGGCGATACATTTACAGTGAGTGGTGTAGCTGGAACATATACGATTGCAGCTGCAGGTGTTAGTTACGACAGCACCAACAAGCGAGTTACTTTAACATTAACCACTAGCCTTGCAAGTAGTCCTGCTGATCAAGCTGCAGTGACATTTGTAACAGGTACAGGTGTCATATCGGGCTTAGCTTCTTGGAATAATAAAGCTATTGCAGTAAGAAATGATGAAGTGTTTTATTCTACAGGTACTTCATGGACTAAGGTTAATGTGCCTTCATATGGCACTGTCTTAGTTAATGGTGGATCACAGACAGGTACTTCACTCATTGTCGATGGACTTACTTATGCCCCACAAGCAGGTGATACATTTACCGTTGCAGGCATTGAAAAGATCTATACCGTAACTGCTAATGCAACAGTCACTTCAGGTGGGGCTACACTAAGTATCAATCCTAGCTTAGCTAGTAGTCCAGCAGATAATGCAGCTATTACATTTTTAACTGCTCACAGACAAGCTTCAACAAAAGGTAGATTTGAAAAGTATTTAATTGAAACTACTGAGAAGGTTGTCTATGTGGATGGTGTCAATGCCCCATTCATATGGGATGGTACAACATATCGATCATTGAATGATGCACCTTCAGATGTCATAGGTGCTAAGCATGTAGTCTTCTTTAAGAATCATCTGTTCTTTGCTAAAGGTGCATCTATAGCTTTTACTGCCACTTACACAGACAATGATTTTTCAGCAGCTAATGGTTCAGGTGTTATATCGGTAGGTAGTAACATCACAGGCTTAATTGTATTCAGAGAGCAATTGATTATTTTCAGTGAGCGTAGGATTAATCAGCTTATAGGTAACACACTAAGTGACTTTGTATTAAAACCTATCACTGAGAATATTGGCTGTGTAGATGTAGATACAATACAAGAGGTTGGGGGAGATATTATATTTCTTGCACCTGATGGATTGAGGCTATTGAGTGCTACAGATCGTATAGGCGATACAGGTTTAGCTGTTGTATCTAAACCCATACAAAAAGAACTCACTAACTTTATTCAGGCTAATACTTCATTTTGCAGTATTGTCATTAAACAGAAATCACAGTACAGAATATTTGGGTATAACAATAGCACATCAACAGATGCAAGTATTGCCATACTAGGTACACAGCTTAGTGGGGAACAGACTTCAGCTATTGCATGGGCAGAGATACAGGGTATGAAGGCTTATGTAGCAGATGGATTCTACACAGGCAGAGCAGAAGTTCTACTGTTTGCAGAAAACGATGGTTACGTATATCGAATGGAGTCTGGTAATAGTTTAGACGGTAGAAATATTATTGCCGTGTTTTCTACGCCATTTGTACCGATTAATGATCCCAGGTTACGTAAGTCTTTCTACAAGATGTTTCTGTACACAGATCCAGTGGGTAGTGTAGCTGCTGACATCAATTTAAAATATGACTTTGATGATGATGGCATCATACAGCCAGAGACTATTAATCTAACGAACATTACTCAGTCAGCTGCATTCTATGGTGCTTCTACATCTAAGTATGGCACTTCAACATATGGAGCAAAGATTAAGACTTCGTATGAAACACAGTTAGTGGGTTCAGGCTTCACTGTTTCTGTTCAAGTAGTCTCTAGTAGTACTAACCCACCGTTTGCACTTGATGCAATGACATTGGAATACGCTTCTCACGATAGACGTTAGACACTTAAGTATTTACATAGGAAGATATCATGGCAGGTTACACACGTAATGACACAGCAAATAATATTGCTACAGGCAACGTCATCAATGCATCAGATCTTGATGGTGAATTTGATGCACTTGTAGCAGCATTCCATGCATCAACTGGGCATGTCCACGATGGTACTGCTGCTAATGGTGCTCCAATCACTAAGGTAGGTCCAGCACAAGATCTCGTTGTGGGATCAGCTACAGTGCTACCCAAGACTAATAATACTTTGGACTTAGGCTCATCAAGCTTTAAGTTTAAAGATTTGTACATTGATGGTATTGCCTACTTGGATCAGGCTAATATCACAGCTTCAGGTGCAGCTACTACCTATTCAGCTAAGCAGACATTTAATGGTGCTACAGGTGAATTAGCTACTGCAATTAAGAACTCAGTTGAGCCAGCTACGGTATCAGCCACAGCAGCTACAGGTACAATTAATTTTGACGTAACTACCCAATCTCTGCTATACTATACGAGTAATGCATCGGCTAACTGGACTGTTAATGTAAGAGGAAATAGTACTACTTCTCTTAATACTTTAATGTCTACTGGGGATGTTATTACTGTAACATTTTTAGTGACTAATGGGTCTACTGCTTATTATAACTCAGCATTTCAAATTGATGGTTCTAGTGTCACACCTAAGTGGCAAGGAGGTACTGCACCATCTTCAGGTAATGCTTCCAGTATTGACTCTTACACCTATGCAATTGTAAAAACGGCAAGTGCTACATTTACCGTGTTTGCATCTCAAACTAAGTACGCTTAATCATGCCTAGACTATCAGCTTTTGCAGCATTAACTGCCAGAGCCTGGGGCTTTGGTACAGGTATAAAATACACCATCATCCAAACCTTCACAGCAACCTCAACTTGGACTTGCCCTACGGGGGTGACTGAGGTTGATTATTTGATTGTTGCGGGTGGCGGCGGCGGCGGGGCTGACCGAGGCGGTGGTGGTGGGGCAGGAGGTTATAGGACTGGAACAGCTTTAGCTGTAACTGCTGGAAGTGATTACACCATTACGGTAGGTGCCGCAGGAACAGCTGGTACAACCGGCCCTAGTACAAAGGGCGGTACAGGTGGAAACTCATCTATTGCAGGCCCATCTCCTTTTACAACAATTACTTCTGCCGGAGGTGGAGGTGGCGGAAGATTTGGTGATGCAAATGGTGTGGCTGGTGGGTCAGGCGGTGGAGGAGCGGGAGGCATATCTGGCAATCCTTCTTATCCATTTGGAACTGGCGGGGCAGGAAATACGCCATCAACATCACCATCGCAAGGTAATACAGGCGGCAATGGAAATAATTCCACTGAACCTGGTAGCTATCCAGCAGGCGGAGGTGGCGGCGGCGCAAGTGGAGCAGGAAACGCTGCAACTACTTCTGGTTCTCCAGGTGGAACCGGAGGAAGTGGTGGTAACGGTCAACAAGGCCCGTCCTTTGCTGCTTCTTTTGGTGCGGCAGGGCCAGGAGGTTCACCATCTACAGGCTATTTTTCAGGTGGTGGCGGCGGTGGCATGGATGATAGGCAACCAACTGTTACAGCGGCAGGCGGTTATGGTGGTGGTGGAGATGGGAAAAGCAATGCCGCTGGAGGGGCTGGCGTAGCCAACTCTGGAGGTGGCGGCGGCAGCGGTGGTGGTGGCAATACCACACGAGCCGGCGGCGCAGGCGGCTCCGGCATTGTCATCCTGAAATACTCAGCACCAGCAACATCAAACGTATTTGTCTACAAAGCATCAGGTGCTTTTGTTGTCCCGACAGGTGCGGTGAGTATTGATTACTTAGTGGTTGCTGGGGGTGGAGCTGGCGGTCATGGTGGAGGTTCTGGTTTTGCTGGCGGTGGTGGTGCAGGAGGATATAAAGAGGGAACTGGTATTACAGCAGGCATTACAGCGGGTAATGTTTTAACGATTACAGTTGGCGCAGGTGGGTCAGTGGTTTCAAGCCCTTCAGGAAGCGCAGGAGGTTCAGGTTTTGATTCATCTATTACTGGCCCGTCACCTTTCAGCGCAATCACATCTATTGGCGGCGGTGGTGGTAATGGCTATTCTGCATTAGGGTCAGGTACAGGAGGTTCTGGTGGTGGCGGCAGTGGAGGTACTGGTTATACAACAGGCAGGCCAGGAACTGCTCCGCAAGGTAATTCCGGCGGAAACGGTAATGGAGCATCTGGAGCATATGGCGGTGGTGGAGGCGGTGGTGCTGCCAGCCCTGGTTCTTCTGCTACAAGCAGTGGCGGCGGCGCTGGAGGTGGTGGCACAACGTCCACGATAGCAGGAACTCCTGGAACGGCTTACGCTGGAGGCGGTGGCGGAAGTTCTGATTCAAACCCGCAAGGGGCTGGAGGTTCAGGTGGAGGAGGAGCTGGAGCTAAATACACAGGTAGTGTTGCTGCTGTTCAAGGTACAGAATCTACAGGTGGCGGCGGTGGCGGCGGTGTTGTCAATATTGTTGCCGCTAAAGGTGGCTCCGGCATCGTAGTTATCAAAGTCAATTATTCATAAGAGGACAAATGGAAAACACAAAGGTATACCGCTTTCTCGGTATTGATACAGCGATGCACATGCTTCGCCCTGGCGCTAAATGGGAAATCACAAACAATCAATTCACACGTTGGGATGATCCACGCCCCTGTCCGTCAATAGATGAGGTCTACTGGGTGATGGACAAGATCAAAGAGTTTGAAGAGTCAATCCCCACGATCTGGCTTGATGAAGATTGGGAGAAACTTACAGGAGAAATACGAATGATAGAAGAGGCAATTGGGTAATGAACTTGCATGGCTTATTCGCCCAACCAGTAGGATTCTTTAATCTTGATCGCTCATTGACTGAAGAAGAAAAAGACTTTCTATTAACGCTGGAACAACGTCCTAACATGGGCAACAGAACCAGTAAAGATAACTTTGTACTTCGTAATCAGTGCATGACTTCCTTACGTAGTTGGATGGAAGATTGTGTTGATGAATACTTCAAAGCCACTGTCAACCCTAAACATGATGTGAACCTACGTATCACACAGTCCTGGGTTAACTACAGTGAGCCAGGACAGTTTCATCACAAACATGCACATCCTAATTCGTATGTCAGTGGTGTGTTCTATGTACAAACCAATGAAAACGATAAGATTTACTTCTACAAAGATGGTTATCAACAGATCAAGTTCCCACCTGAAAAGTGGAATGAATGGAACAGTGAATCATGGTGGTTTGAAGCTGCTGAAGGAAAGCTTATATTGTTTCCTTCTAACTTAACACACATGGTTCCTACTGTTGAGGGTGATGTTGTTCGGACATCCCTGAGCTTTAATTCATTCCCTGTTGGTGTTGTTGGTGAAGAACTAGATCTTACTGGATTAAAACTGGAGGCTTAAGTGGCACACTTTGCAAAGATTGATGAGAACAATGTAGTAATTCAAGTCGTTGTTGTTGACAACAAAGACACTGCTGATGCTTCAGGTGTAGAGAAAGAACACATCGGCGCAGCATTCCTAGAAAGACTACTAGGTGGTACGTGGAAGCAAACGTCTTACAACGGAAACAAACGTAAGAACTATGCTGGTATGGGTTATACCTTTGATGCTGTCCGTGATGCTTTTATTCCACCTAAGCCTTCTGATGATGCTGTACTTGATGAAGAGACTTGTCAGTGGGTTGTTACTGTAGCTGCTGACTCTATTGGTGCTGACACTGTTTAATACCTATCATGGAAGCTATAGAGACACTAGGAAAACTGTGGTACTTAGGTGCAGCAGTTGTCGCTATAGCTGCCTATGCAGTCACTATTAAAGTCCGTGTTGATTATCTAGAGAAGGGCTACGATAAACAAATCACGGAATTGTGGAAACACGTTAATGAAATAGAGAAGGCTAAGTGATATGGCATTGCAAGCTGATGAGCAAGTAAAACAATTAGGCGATGCCGTATCGATTATCACAGTCGTTGGCACTTTAGCTGAGTTACTCCCTGCAATGGCAGCTATATTAACGATTATATGGACTGCTATTCGTATATGGGAAACAGATACAGTGCAGAGGTTATTTGGCAGAAAGCCTGTAGACACTAATACGGAACAGTAATGTTTGAGTTACTAAGTGGTGGGTTATTAGGATCTATCTTCGGTGGGTTATTTAGACTTGCACCTGAAGTACTTAAATGGCTCGACAAGAAGAATGAAAGATCACATGAACTACTTATGTTTAGTAGGCAATGTGAATTAGAAGCTCAGCGTGGAGCACAGAAGCTTGCCGAGATAGGTGCACAACGAGAAGCTACTATTGATACAGGTGTCATGGCAGCATTTGAAGCTGCAATCAATCAACAAGCTGAGATGGTAAAAGCTGCAGGTGGATGGGCTGCATCACTCTCAGCAAGCGTTAGACCTGTAGTTACGTATTGGGTTCTGTTTATATGGTCTTTCATTCATGTGTGGTTTGCATGGAATGCTTGGTTATCTGGTGCACCTGCAGAGATTGTGTTTAAAACTATGATGACTACAGACATGAGTGCCTTAGTTAGTGGGACACTAAATTACTGGTTTCTCGATAGAACTTTAGCTAAGCGTGGTCTGTGATAGCTTATAGAAAATGAAGTTAGACATTGCTGCAGAGTTATGTCGTAGATTTGAAGGTTTCTCAGCTAAACCTTATATCTGTCCTGCAGGTGTTCCTACGATAGGTTATGGAAGTACATACTACAGTGACGGGCGTAAGGTCAAGTTAACAGACCCACCTATGAGTGAGATACAAGCAAGACAGCTTTTAATGCTTGAGCTTATGCACACATACGCCCCGGGTGTAATAAGACAATGCCCCATATTATTAACACTTGCTATTCAGTCTGCTGATTGGTCTAAGTTTAACGCCATCGTAGATTTCGCTTATAACCTAGGTGTAGGTAGATTACAAACCAGTACTCTTAGACGTAAGATCAATGCCCAAGATTGGAGAGGTGCAGTAGAGCAACTTAGATTGTGGGTCAGAGGGAATGGAAGGGTACTGCCAGGGTTAGTTAAACGTAGAGAAGCTGAAGCAGTATTGATGCAATAAAAGCAGGGATAACATAGACATGCCAAGTAAAGAATTTACATCTAAACAAAAAGAGATTGTCGCACGTAAGCTAGGCTATGACGGTCCTATGCATATGTTTGAAACATTTCTTAGATCAGATCCAGCCATGGCAGATCGTTATGGTATTGTGTTAGATAAGTACATGGCACGTGGTGGTGTTGTAACAAAGAAGAAAAAGTATGCAGTGGGTGGAATAGCAGGAGAAAGAAGATTAGCTACGGAAGAAGAGCTTGACAATCAGGCATTAGCTAGGGAAGCAGCAAACCCTGTAGCTGCTGCATCTACAACCACACCCACAGCTGTTACACCTACAACCACTGTAGCTGCTACACCTACAACTGCTGCACCTACAACCACACCTACAACTGTAGCACCTACAACTGTAGCACCTACAACTACACCTGCAGCTCCCACAACCACGGCAGCAGTAGATGATGCAGGTGCAAATGAAATTACTGCATTGTATCGTGAGTTACTTGGCAGAGAACCTGACGCAGGTGGATTGTCTTATTGGGATAATACAGGGTTAAGTGCAGCTCAAATTAGGCAGTATTTGTTGGGAAGCCCTGAATATGCAGAAAAACAAACAAATGCTTCTAAACAAACTACACCTGCTACAACCACACCTACAACTGTAGCATCTACAACCACACCTGCAACTGTAGCATCTACAACCACACCTGCAACTGTAGCATCTACAACCACACCTGCAACTGTAGCATCTACAACCACACCTACAACTGTAGCATCTACAACCACACCTACAACTGCCACTAAAACAACCTCACCTGTATCAACGAATCCCGTAACAGGTGCTCCTACACTTACAGGTGTTCCTAGTGTAACTGCTCAACGTATTGCAACGGATTCTGGTCAGCTTATTGCAGGTCAAGGAGGTGCAGGTGAAGTTGAAAAGGCAGGTGTTGCCCGCACAGGTGCAGCTGCAACTGCTGCATTACCAACAGGTACAGCTGCACAAAAGATAGAGGCTGCAACAACTGCAGAACGTACTGCAGAAGAGATGGCAAAGCTTAAAGGTGCTACAGGAACGGTATCTGCAGAGATGCAAGCAGCTACTGGTACTGTGTCTAAAGAGGCATTAGCAGGCACTGTGGCAGGTACAGCTGCACAAGTAGGACCTACTGCAGCTAGAACGGTGCAAGAGGGTGAACTGGCTACAGCAGCTACATTGGCAGATGTAGGAGGTGTTACTAAGGCAGGTGCTGTAACAACAGATAAAGCTTTTACTGCTGAAGCAGCTAAGCTTGCTGGTGCTACACCTACTGCTACGGGTGTTGCAGCCGCTGATGTTGGTAAGATTGCCGTAGCTAAAGGTACTGTTACAGATAATGAATTAGTTAAAGGCATAGACACTACGGGTCTTAATGCAGAACAAGCAACTACACAACAAAGTAATTTCCAATCCAAGCTAGAGGCTGTTACAGCAAAAATAGCAGCTGGTGAAATAGCTACAGCAGAAGACTACTACGATTTGCCTGCTACAAAAGTTGCAGAGTTAAAGGCTATGGCCGTACAAAATGCAGCTAAGCTTAACGCATATCCAACTGCACAGGCTGCTACTTCTGCATACGAATCAGATTTACGTGCTGCTGTAGGTACCGTTGGTGCTAATGAACTTGTTAATGCTAGAGATATCATAGGCACAGCAGAGGCTGTTCAAGCCATTGCTGTAACTATGCAAGAACTAGATAAGGCAGCTATAGCAACCGCTCAACAAGGTACATTTTCTCAGGCTGCACTGGCAACTGCTGCCCAGGGTGAAGTTAATCCACAGGCTACTATACAGGGGCAGATGTCTTCATTGATGCAGCAATTCAATAACGGCACACCTGCATGGGCTTCAGGTGCCATAAGAGCTGCTAATGCTGCTATGGCAGCACGTGGCCTTGGTAATAGTTCAATGGCAGGTGCAGCCATTGTACAAGCTGCTATGGAGTCAGCCATACCGATTGCAGCAAAGGACGCACAGACTTTTGCTGATATGGGTTTAGCCAACTTAAACAACCGTCAGCAGGTTGCCCTATCAAATGCTGCTGCTCAGCAGAACATAGAATTAACAAATTTAAATAATAGACAGCAAGCTGCATTGCAGAATAGTTCAAATGCATTTTCATTACAGATGCAGAACTTAACTAATCAGCAAGCAGTTGTAATTACTAATGCTCAATTACGTGCTTCTTTGCAGGAAAAAACACTGGCTATAGAAACACAAGTTGCACTTGCTAATGCTGCACGTTATGCAGAAGTTAACAACATTAATCTAAATAATGCACAA